CCCTCTATAATACAATACGTCATATTCTGACTCTTCACGTAGACGAACCGTTACATTTTCATTGCACATTTTCCGATAGAATTTAAGTGCCTTTTGACTTTTTTCTCTATCATGAAAATCAAATGATATATTTATTAAAACTGGCAGATTACTTAAATCCCATTTTTCTCTTTTAAAATTCGTATTCTTTAAAAATATTTTCCAACATTCTTCTGTGTATACTTGGATTCTGTTAAAATCCATTGCAATTTGTGGATCTAATACCGTTCCGCTTGTCGCAGCCTGAAAAGTCAAAATGAAAATATTATTCTCAATTATATGATTAACACATTCATGAATAAGATCTGCATTCAAAAATGGTTCTCCTCCATATAATGCAATCCCTTGCGTGAATATTCCATTTTTTTCAAACTCTTCCTTTGTCGCTAAATTATCTAATGCCTTGTGTAATACTTCTATCGGCATATCCATATTTTGAGCATCGCCCTTACAACAATGCGCGCATTTCAAAGTACATCTTCGTGTCAATTCAAGAACAAAAACATCGTATATCAACTTCTTCACACTTTATACCAACCTTCATCATCAATAATTTTTTTCTTTTTCCTCTGGTACTTCCGCTACGAGCAGATTTAACGCATAACTTGTCGGATTCCCGTCACGATCTTCCCCGTGTCCTATTTCAAACTCAACAACCGTTTTCTTAACCAAAAACGGTTCCTCATTAATAACTTTGCCGCTAACGTAATATGATTGTCCATCATCGTAACAGCGAACGAAACCATAATTTCTTTCTCTGTTCCACATCGTGACATAGCCCATGTATCGTGGTCTTTGCTCACGTTTCTTCCTATTATAATTTTCCAAAATTGAAACTTTCCTTTCATTAAAAAGTAGCGTTCAGTAATTCAGAAATCCAACATAATTGGTTTTCTTTTTCTGAATACGAACGCCCTATGATTTTTCTTTATTTTTCCCCATGCTATGACAGGGTACTTTTGCCGAAGGGCATAGGCGGTCAACGGATCATACGTTGTCATATAATCCTGACCGCTATACTCTTCTATATTTAATTCTCCCTTTTCATAGGGATATAATGACACTATCTTATCTTCAGATAATCCATGACCGTACCGATCCTGAATCTCTTCCTGTGTGAGATTATCACTCAACCGCTTCACTCACTTTCTTTTTGTGTTCGTCTTTCCAGATTTTTACATCCTTCATAAGATCGTCTGTCTTATCGAACACCCAAAAGAATTTATAGTGGGTACATCTGAAAAGTTGTAACCTTTTTCTGTGAGGTACTTTCTTTCTGCGATTGCATAACACCAGTAGAATCTCTTTAGTAGATTTTCGTTTTTAAAAACTTCAAACTCAGTTCTTGTCATTATTTTTACTCCTTTTATTCCTCAATTTTTATCAGACTGCGATGTTGATGACGTACTTTCCTTCATACGTCTCAGCCGATACTATTATTTTTTCTTGATTTTTAACACGCTGCATCACACCCGATGTGGTGGTAAAGATCTTCTGCACGGGTTGTACTAATTCAAATTGATAATCTGGCACAGAATCAGAGTATGTGGGTGATTCCAGATAGCCTTCTTTGTTGATTTCGATTTTGTCATATAGCCCACGATCAACCGAAAAATCCTGGAAATATTTCATATCTCTTTTTTCCAGGATCGGAACAAGATATTCTGTCAAGCCCAACTTATCCAACCAGTACAGATTAATATTTGAATAACGTCCGCCGTTTTTGTAATACCCAATGAATCCACCGTCAACGGCAAGTAGCATGGTCTTTAATTCTTCATTCATTCGATCCACACCACCATATAATGCAGCTATTAATGTGATCGTTCCGAAATTATATTTTTCGTTGAATCTATTCTTATGGATAACATTCGGATTAACCCTATTATGGTTCTTTAGAAATGTTCTGTGATTATCAAAACATAATTGATTTTGGCCTACTGATAGGTCAACAAAGACAGGTGTTTTCCACCCGTAACAAGTCTTTTCCTGATTGAGCCATAGCCCACTTTCGAAATCATAATATCCGCCGATCTCCAATCCGAAAAGAGTTTTTAAACGCACACAACTGAACATCGAATCACAATCATTCGTCAGTACCAGATAATGTTTATCTGGATTTAACTGTGTCCACCATTCAGGTAACATATTCAATAAATCTTGTTTAATAAGGCTTTCATTTCTATCAAAATTATGCATTCTTGTAATCGTGTTTCGGTACTTTGCATGTACCCACGACTACAAATTTTTTCTACTTGAAACACTGTAACCTCCTCTACTTTGGTTCACTCTCAACCGTTCTACTGGAAGATGATCGAGTGCTTTTCTTTTTTGTCGCAATCTTTTCCTCAGCTTTTTTCTGAGCAATCCGATTGCGCTCGTATTCATTTTCTTTTTCGTTGAATTTCTTTTTATCTTCTTCAAAAGTCCCTCTGGCTTTCGCCTGGACTGCACTGTTAATCCCTTTAATGATCTCGTGATAATTAAAATCCGTCAGATTTTTCTGTCCGTTTTCCACCTCTCCAATCAGGCGATATGACACATTGCAGTACATGGCAACATCTCGCTGGCTAAGACCATGAAGCAATCTATATTCTTTTAAATCACGTGCGTTAAGCATGGTGTTTTTCCTTCCTGACAATAAAAATTGCCTTAAAAGAATAGGGTGCAACATCATGTGATAATGAAATCACACCCCATTAATAAAAAATCATGGATCGAGAACTTCCATGAAGTTATCTATTGCCAATCTATGCGATTGTTTTTCGAAGAATTGCACAGCCCTGCGTGTTAAGAAGTTTTACTGCGTAGAGTTTATCCGCTGAAAGAAGCGTCGCTTTTTTGAGAGATTCTCTCTGTTCCTCAACGCTTGTCTCCTTCTGAACAATAATACCCAGCGCATTTTTCTTAACGATGTAGGTTTTGCATTCACTATTGGCAGTATCGTAAGTGTTATTGTTGCACACGATAACTGGAATAATACCGTTCCAATAACCAATTACTCCATTATCATCAACGGTACCATTACCCTCTTTTGCGAAGGTATAATCCACTTTGGTGAATTGTGGCATCGCCATAAAGGAGCTTCTTAGTCTGCTATTGATAATGATTCCAGCGAAAGAGTTTGTAGCAACATCATCACCAAAAACATCAAATCCCTTTTCTACCTCATCGTATGTAATTGCATCTGCCTTTGCAGTTGCAGTTTTGTATGCGGTCGCTGCGTCCATTTCCGCGACAAGATCAGCGTCAACACGATCCGCCATTGTCTCACCGATCTGTTCTGCCATAAGATCTACGACTCTTCCTTTGGTTTGAGCTGCATCCTTGTCATAGATTCGAACAGCCTTTCCGACCTGCCGAACGACCGCTTTGTTATCTGTCATAGACAGTTCAGATGGTGTTAAGTCTTTTCCTTTAACCATTGTTTCTGCATCTGTGATCCGATCAATAGTCGGAAAATGGACTTCATCTCCACACTCTGTAATATCTGGTACTAGATCTGTGGCATCAAAAGCCACTTTACCAATTCGGACTGCATGATCCATTGCAGCGTTTGTAGCGTCTGCAAAAATTCCTGGTACTACTATAGCCATTTTTATCATTCCTTTCGTTATAATTTTTCAAATAAAAAAGACCCATCCACACAGGATAGGTCTATGCAATAATTCAATAATTACTGTTTAATTTATCTTCTCGAAGATAGTCTCTTAAAAAGTTCTGGTGAACGTTCTGAAAGCTCTAGCTTCTGAGAGTATGTCATTTTCTTAAATTCCTCTGGTGTAACTTTTTCGTCAGAAGAATGTTCTGTCGGTACATAACCATTCGATTTCATTCGTGATTTGACGATTCCATCAATAATATTTACCAGTGCATCGACATCTGCATCATCTTTAAGATAGTCAACCAACGCTTTATCCACGCCTTTATTGGACAGGTTTTCCTGAACATCCAACCGTCTCTTTTGGGCTGCGATATTTCGCTCAGACTCCTCTAATGCAGCGATGCGATTTTCGAGATCAATTTCAGCCTGAGATTTCTGAACAGGTGTAAGTTCCTGGATTTTATCTTTCAGCTCTTTGATCTCCTTCGAGTATTTTCCTCTTAATTTATCTTCCGCACTCTGGATGGCTTTATCAAAATCAGCCTTTGACATCGTGACGGAATCTTCAGTATTAACCTCAGTTCCTTTTGTTGTGTCAATTTTCATAGACACCCCATCTGCCACTTGGTTAATGCTTGTAATTTCATTCGTGTTTTCCATCGTATTTCCTTTCCTGTTTCTGACCCATGCCCCATAGACGTTTCATCCGATCAGACCCATTATTTTTCGCACAAATAATATCTATATTTTTAACGTCCCAACGGACGTACATCGTTTCAAATTTGATGGGGTTCTTTCCATAGCAATTAGAAAGGAGGTCAGGGAACCCCACAAAAGACCTGTTTTGCAATTAAAATACAGTATTGTAGATTAATTATAAAAGTGTATATTCTATACGCTTTTAATGAACATCCAATTTTGAATATCAGGATGCGACGGCATTGAACCGTCCTCGTATGCCACTATTCGGAAAAAACCAACGCATAAGCATCGGAAAGAAAGGAGAATATCCGAAATAATGAAAAAGATGAATCCAGTTAGCCAAAGAAATTCGGCAGCGTTGGACAATCTATATTAACCGTCAGATAGATTGATCCATATGACAGCTAATACCTAATTAATATCCCTTCGATTGAAGGTAGTTATCCAATGATCTACTATCCAGATAGTCAAGTTCTGCTTTGTCGTTTTTGAATCTCGAAAGTAGTCCTTCGTTAATATGTGTTTGCTTTGATATAAATTTCTGATTGACTCCCTCGTTTTTGATGATATTAAGGAGTCTTTCTCGTAATTCTTGTTGAGACATAATCAATCACCTTTCGATTATATATGTGAATTTAAGCAAA